GCCATATTATAGAGCATACTCACAACCCCTAATGTTATGTTCACCGCTGGGTCAATCTTTTCCTTGTAGATCGTCTCAGCCGTGAACTTCAATCGTTTTGGTATCTTGGTCGGTTGTGTTATGAAGTCCTTATAATTCTGAAGACCGTCCTCTGGATCGATTGCATATGAGACCACTCCACCGATAATTATCGTCGAGGTGATGATTGCCGCTGGCATTGCCACAGGCGCGAGGAGTAAACTTACTCTCGCGGCGATTCCGGCTTGGACTACCGGGGGCACCCAAAGAATATAGACAGTCCCAGCGAATTGAAATACTGAGCCAGCATCTTGCCAAGCCTCAACCCAATCCCCTCGAGGATCCTCGTCCATTAATTCGGCAGACATCAAAAGGAAGGAAGCATTAGTTATGGCTATCTTAGCGGGGATGGAAAGATGATACCCTCCTGCGAGGAAGGGCATTTCAAGACCTCGTAGATAATTCGTAGGATCTCTTTTGGCGCATTAGGTAGGGAAGGGTTTTTTCCTTAGAGATAATGGCAACCATTACGACGTTAGTATCACTTACATAAGTAACTGAATTTATGGAAGTTGTCAATAGAATTCTAGTAATATGTACTTTGTCTGAAGTAAGTGCATTGGCAGTTCCCCACATATTCGTACTGTGTAAGAAAGGAATTATTGGTGTAGTTGGTGGCACATGAAGATAGTAAGTACGACGGCGTCCATAGACTACTTGATCCATGTTATTAGTTGAGAGGGAATAACCAGGACCACTAAACCCAGTCCCAGTGATGAATGCGACGATTTCAGCATCACTAATGAACTCGCTTGAAACTATCTCAAGTAATTCATTCGCAGTATCATTACCAGCCAAGGGTCCGGGGTCTTGAATCTCAATCCCTTGAACAAAGGTTGTTAAATCCTCTAAATTATATCCAGATAAATCAAAGTAATTTCTCTGAACTGCTGCGTTGTTAGAGCCTACCACTTGGCTCCATTGACCAGTAACGGAAGTGATCAACGCACTTCCATCATTAGTCACAGCGGTGCCGGTCAAGATCTTACTCATTACTCGCGGACCTTCAATGGTCATACTACTTCCCCTTCTTCTTGAACTTGATTGGCTTCAGACCCTTTGCCCTTCTTCCCTTGTTGATAGCGAGTTGGGTCTTCCTAGTCATTGGCTTGCCCTTTCTTTTGGGCTTGGTGGTAGTCTTCTTTGAAGTCGACTTCCGACTCTTCCTCGGAACTCTGCCTTCCTCGACTTCACCCCCATGAATGTGAACGTGAATCTCCAAGAGACCACCTCAATTGTCGGATGCTGTACTCTGAATTGCTATGCTGATCCAGTCCTTCGATGATAACTTGGCAATCTGACATCGTATGCGTACTGTGATGAAATCAACGACTGCTCCTGACGCAGAGAGATCGGGGCCGGCGTTAAAATAAATCGTATCGTTGACCACCATGAAGGCATGGGCCAGTGATGCTGGCCCCCACTGATCTGGATACATATCAGTACCTAGACTGGCAATGTTGTTGACGAAATCTACATTTACAGCACCTGAAGCAATAAGACTCTGATCGTCGGCTCTAACAAACGCTGTCCCGGGGTTCAAGTCTGTGAGTTGGCAAGTGATTGAACCATTACCAGCCATCAAACTCCTAACATCTCCACCATAATCAGCACCTGCTTGATAGATGAAGTCTACGGATTCGATTGCCACGGCTTGGCCGGTAGCAACATTCACATATGCCCCAAGATCTATGCTTCCTTGAACTCGACCACTTGAAGCGGTTCCGGCTGGAATCTGTACTGTTTCGGTGAGGTAAAATGAACCCGTCATTGCTTTTGCCATAGTACTCGCATGCGGTCCAGGCCTAAAAAGCATGGTCCGCGCTCCGCATCTGGTAAATATCTTGAATATAATCATAAGGAGGGCGCCGCTGGACTGGGTCAATGGAGCAGTTTCCTTTGTTTCATGTATGGCTCCATTCTTCAATTCAATAAATGTAATAGGTATCGAATCGATTTCATAGGGTCGGGCGATGTCACCCAATTGATATAGTAGGACTTGCTCGGAGAATCATGGTGAAAGAACCCATAGACTACGAATTAATAGGACATGAATTGAAGAGAATAGCCGATACCCTTGAGCGTTTGCTCAAGATAAGTGAGATGAGCCTATGAAGTTTGATGAGGAAATGAGAAGAAAAGTAGCGGCAATGAGTAGGAGAGATGTAGAGGGATTGGTTGAGCATTTGATGAAATCATTATTTTTGGAAACAATGAAGAAAGTTTCGTTCTGCCCAGACTGTGGGAAGGGAGTTGATTGAATGAAGAAGTTCTTTTGCATTGGTTGCCAACGATCTATGCGTGGAATGCGTTCACGCTGCATGATGCAGATATCAGACACGCCAATGGGGAAGTGGAATCGCCATTGCATCCAGTGTTGTTGTTTGAATCATCGTCGTCAACTTCCTTGTGATGATCCAACTGGACTGGGATGGGTGAGAGGATGAGTTCAGTTCAAGTACAATTCAGAATAAAGACCTCTGACCCCCTATTTGCGTGGATAAAACAACTTGAAGACGCTGGCGAGTCTGTGAGTGAAGCAGTACGCTCCAGTTTGCTGTGTCAACTCTCTCAAGACGTTACCTCGACTTATCATCCACTCTACAAAGTGCATATGCAGAACTCTGCCAGATGGTGCGCTGCTAATTTAGTGATGAGCCCAGCCCACAAAGAGTTGATGCGAGAAAAGGTCCGCGACCATCTCGGATATTAGAAAGGCAGATAGGGCCCGGTGAGGAATCTCGGATTTTGTTCCTCGTACCATTCGTCAAGTTCTTTCACTCCAGCCGCGACTAATCTAACCTTGCGTTCCACTTCTCTCTCGGCCATATTATAGAGCATACTCACAACCCCTAATGTTATGTTCACCGCTGGGTCAATCTTTTCCTTGTAGATCGTCTCAGCCGTGAACTTCAATCGTTTTGGTATCTTGGTCGGTTGTGTTATGAAGTCCTTATAATTCTGAAGA